TCTTGCTATGCTCTCCCAAACTAATCTGCTCGCTGTCTGTATATCCGATGGCATTATTTCGGGCTTCGGCAATGAGATAGGCAAACTGTCTAACTCGTTCATCTAAATCGCCTCCATCCGTTACTGTTACTTCGTTCTGAATTTTTACTGGTTCATTCAGTCCAAAGAGTTTAGCGCGGGACTCGATGGTGCGTATAGCAATCATCGCGGCTTGTGGGTCTAAATCAGCAATCGCCTTAGCAAAGAAGGCGTTGAATATATCGTCTAAGCGTTCGCCTTCAATTCTTTGTAAATCCTCGCGTGGTTCTTTTTGATAGCGTTCCATAGCTCGGCGATAGGCTTTCATAGCTCCTGAATGATTGGCGAAACCTGTTTGCTCGGCTATGTTGCGCCAACTAAAGCCTTGCCTACGCAAGTCCATGACCTTGTTCTCGGTATCAAGTTGAGCCGGTTCAGGCAGTTTGTTACCCATTATAGGTTACTTACATTTAGGAACATTTGAGTATCTTAGCGTATTTGTGAAAGGTTCAAGCGTTCGTCTAAAAGGTCATCAATAGCTTCTTGAATAGTCTGTTTTTTGCGCCAATTCATGCGGTTGCCGTACTCGTCTATCTTCAGACGGTCATTGAGGTAACCTATTGCTTCGTCAATTTCGGCGATGGTTATATCGCCCGAAACTATGACCATGAGACGGCTCTTTCTAGTAAGAGAGCCTTCTCAAGCACAAAAATTCCAATGTAAGACACAGTTTCTCATACTTTTAGAAAATGTCAAATTCGATGGCGGGAGTCATGCGCCTGTTGTAAGGCATCTAGGTCATAATGTTTCTTGCCGTTGTATCTCATAGATTTAATCTTATCATCCTTAATCCACCTGTAAATTGTGGCTTTGGAAACTTGATAGATTTTGGCGGCTGACTCTAAATCAATGACTCTCAAGCATCTTTCCTAAAAATCGCCATTTCTTACTATCCCAAATAGTGTCACACGCCCTGCACTTAATTTCAAAAGTTCTATCTAGTTGCTGAGGGTTAATGCGTAGAGTAGCCCCGCAAGGTTTTTCATCTTGTCCGATAGTAGGGCATCTACCAATAGTAATCTCATCTGACTTATGACCTAGAACGAATTGTATTTTGTGCGCCGTTGTAATAACTGTTGTGGCAAGTTTATCTGCATCAGGATAGTCAGTACGCGCCCACTCAGAACGCTTGAGGATGTATTCAACCGTCATGGTGATTTTGTTTAACTCTTCACCGCGAAAGGTAATGCGGGTTTCCTGGCGTATAGAACGCATTTTAGTTTCATGTTCCATAAGTGGCTGACTAATCCCTCCGGTGCGTAGATGTAGCGTTTCTAACTTTACAGGTATGGGCGATGACTCACCGCTTCCTGACACGCGCTCGCCATATCCCTTTGAGGGTAGAAGTTCAGATTCAAGTTCCTTATATCGAGCAGGAAACTTCTCTAAATGCAACATGGCGTATTGCCAGCAGTTATCGCAAATTGAGTAATCTTGAAACTTCTTACAGTTAGCACATTTCATTTCTTGCGATTATCACGCTTTAGTTTGAAATCTTCTACATTAGGGCGAAAGTAAAAAACATTCTTGCCGGTCTTTGCAGTCCACCTCAAATGCCCGCGATGTTGAAGTTGATGAAGGTTGTTGTGAGTAATGCCAAGAAACTCACAGACTTCCTTAGATGTCATTAGCTCCAAAATGAATCTGCCTCAGCTTGTGCTTTAGGTTGTGCATACTTGGCTTTTGGAATCACCGCAAAAGATTCAGCCTTAATCTCAATACCGACCTTAGTTGTGCCATCCTTGGCTTGATAGGTTGAAACTTTGAGGTTGCCAATAACAAGAACCTTGTCACCTTTTTTAATTTCAGTTGCCGTTTCTGATTGCTTGCCTAGTACGGAAATGCGATACCAAACAGTTTCGCCATCAACCCATTCAGTACCTTTGCGCTCGCGTGGAGTTTCAGCTAATGAAAATGATGTAACGCCAAACTCACCATTAGCACCCTTAAAGAATTTGATTTCGGCATCTGTGCCGACATTGCCTGTTACTTCAACTCTTGCCATGATTCGCCTTCTATCTCTATGTAGTTGCCTTCATTGTCTAGTCTAACAATCCTACTATCAGGCAGGTGTAACGGGTATTTCTCCGTATCTGCGTAAGTAGGAACCATCCACCCCTTGACCGTAGCCTTCGTTGGGTTGAGGTGGATGGAATCTGTGCCTAAGTTATGGCAGGGATGGCAAATAGCAACTAAGTTACTAATTTCATCCTTGCCTCCTCGACTTTTAAGTTTGCGGTGATGAAGCGCCAAATCTAATGACGGCTTACCGCATCTTTCACAGTAACCATTTGCCCTGGCTAATACTGTCTGAGCTGTCACTTTGTCCATTTTTCCTGCTCAAAATAAATAAATGGTGCTGCGGTATATGGGTCTTTTTCGGCGGCTATCTCTAACGCTTTTTTAATGCTCGCGCCAGCCTTGAGAGCGCCAATAGCCAACGAACTTCCGCTTCCAATGCCATAAATACCATCAGCATCAAGACAAACGGCAAAATCATCACCAATGTCAAACACCTCGCCGCCAATCGCAATAAGAAAAGCAAATTTAGTTTCATCATCTTTATCATCATCCCATTTGTAGTCGTTTTGCTTAAAACACTCTTTCATAGATGGCACAACCCGACTAACAATAAAGTGATATAGGTCTGCTCTGTCTGAAGCTATGGGTGAAGGCGGTTTCCAAATATGTTGGATGATGTCGCAAGCCGCGCTCTCCCCGGCTCCGGCAATAATGTATGGGCCGCGTTCAACAATCTTTGCCATTTGCGGATGTGAATACTTGCGAGTAGCTGTCACTAAAGAATCTGCTGCAATATGAACCCTAGTAGAAGTTATCTTGGCAACGATTGTGGTCATGCGGTTATCTTACCGCATTGTAATTTAAGTGAGGGGGGAGCGACTTGCGCTCAACCCCCTCGTATTCATACTAGGAACGGCTAGTATGAAATCTAGTACCAACCATGATTAAGATGGAAGGCGTAGGCTTGGCATGAATTTCCGTACCGAACCTTGATATATCTAAGCCCCGCTTGTACCTGGATAATTGGGTTAGTCGTTTTGACATAACCGTAATTTTCCCAAGTGTGCGGCATAAACTGAAAGATACCGAACGCCCCTGAACTATGGTTTCTAGCCTTAGTATTCCAATGGCTTTCTAGTTTTATCAAATTATCTAAACAACTGAACTCTTTAGAAGGTACAAGAGTCTTGGCATAAGCGCGAGGCTGATGTCCAAACCTTTGTATTAGCTTCATCTGAGGTTCAAGAGCTATGGCTGGTGTTGCAAACGCTATTCCTACCGCAAGCGCGGCTATTAAAAGGAAGCGCCTCTTGAACTCTATTAGTAGCCAATCTCTCCCCTGACTAGAACTTCGATGGCTGTGCCTCCGTTGTTAAGTGCGTTCATTTCTGAACCTCCTTAGTTGTCGGTTGGGTTTATTATAGCAAGTCCGTGCTTGGCGTAGCCTTCAATGTCTAGCCAAGAGTCCTCATGCTCAGGATTTGCGCTCAATCGGACTAATTTAAGGGCAATCATCATTTGGGCAACCTGCTCAGGCTCAATGACTATTTTCTTATCAAGAATCAAGCTCCACATAAGCCCAATCTTGGTGAAGTTTTCTGTGGCATCGCCGTACTGCTCTTGGCGTTCGGCAAGGATGTGTTCAATCACCTTTCAAACCCTATAAAGAACTTGATTAAATGTATATCCCATCCATAACGGTCAACATTAAACCCAAGAGCAATACCTCTAAGATAACCATAGTGAAACCAATATCTTCCTAACTGGCGTTCTTGCATTTTACCCTCCGTAGATACTTGTAAGTGCTAACAATAAATCAGCAATGCTTTCTTCTAATAACATAAGAAATTCTAAATCGTTCATTTTTTACCTGCCCATCCGTCTCCGCGAAAGACAATGCCGGGCGGTGAGTTAAATTGCTTATTCATCTGTTGCCCACATTGAGGGCAGTTAGGTATGGAGCTATCTTCAAAGGATTGATACAACTCAATCATGGCTTGGTCTGCGGGGCAGCGGTATTCGTAATTTGGCATCAGAAAAGTCCTACCTGTTCTATCTCTGAAACAACCCACACAATGCAATCGTTTCCATTTTGATTTTGTCGAGTTTTGCCTGAGTCATAAATCAAGTCATCCTTGAGTAGAGATAGGCGAGTAGGGCGAAGGGTGTCACCTGGCATATTAAGTGCGGTTTGTATTTCTTGGTCAGTAGCTCCGCGCTCTTGTTGGTCAAATATGTATTGAAATACCTTGGCGCGATTAGAGCCAAATTTAGGTCTAGCCTTTTCTTGCGCTGCTAATGATGTTGTTCTCATTCAGGCAACCCATACTTCACTATGGCAATCGCAGCCATCTTTGTACGCTTAGTTGCAAGATACCAATCAGGTGAAATGCCTGTTGGTGTTTCAAGTTCTTCAAGGTCTTTGGCAATTTTGTCGCGTAAAGATTTTTCAATGTCATTTATTCCGCTCATTTTTCCCCCAATGCAATCTGAGCGCAAGCATCCTGAACCATAAGAGCTACATTATCTAACCCTAATTTAATAAGTTGCTTGCGGTTGGTAGTAAGTGGCATGGCGCAAATCTTCTCGTATATGTCGAGCCTTATCTGTGCCTCAAGTGTTGTAATGACTTGCTTGGCAAGTGCGTTGCCTTCAGGTGTGTCAAGAATTAACTGCCCATCCTTAACGCTCCAATGGTTTTCTTTACAGATTATCTTCATCAAAGGGCCTTTCCATGCTAGTTCCAATTAAAAAGATGGCTGTGGCAATAGTAACTGCTATGGCGATTATCATGCTTGGCGCTCCCATGTGTAATCGCAATAAGGGCAAACTGTGTAGAGATATCCGGCAAAAATCTCGCCATCATCTTCATAAGGCTTGTCGCATTTTGGGCAATCTACGCCAACTGAACCTGCATAAACCCCGCGCATTAGTTCACCCACTTATCAACATCGTAGTTGGTGAAGATAGACCAAGTGCCAAGAGTAAAATCGCGCTTGGTAACGGATTCTTCACCAACTAAACTTAGGTAATGTTGGCAGAACATTGTTTCAACATAGCTTTCACACCAATAGATTTTGTTAAACCCAAGAGGTGCGGGTGCGCCGTCAAAACGATTAGGGTGCTTGAGAATATCAGGATGCCATTCGGCACTTAGATAAGTGAGGCGGTCAAAATCCTCAGCAGTTACTGTGAGAATAATTGTTGCCATTATTTTGCCTCCGCTTGGTCTATGTCTGAGCCGTTAAAGCGAATGTCAAAATCAACATCGCCACCATCTTGATTTGTTGGTTCTTCAATTTGAGCGATGCAATCGTGTTGCAGTTTTCCTAATTCATCCTCAGTTAATTCGCGTGAGGTGTCAAAAGATATGGAAAGAATGTATTTAGGCATTTATCCCACCTGCATATCTGAACAATCAGGACACCAATAGTAATCGCCGTTTTCATCGTGTTGGGAATACCATTTTGCGTGATGTTCTTGAGGTGACAAGTTGCAATAACGAGTTTGACCATCAGGCGAATACCAATACTTACGCTTTAGGACATAACCATTTTCTATTAACCAATCTGACCAATGACCTGTGCGTGGTTTGAATTCTTTAACAATGATGTTTGTAAATGTTGTATCCATTTATGCACCTACCTTTTTTGAAAAATCCCACTCGTAATCATGAGATAACCATTTATGACGGTCCACATCTCTTTGAATTGATGCTTTGATTGCACCACCACTTGATGATGCCCAACCGCAAGAACATTCAACATCCCATGCGTTGTGAATAAAACCTTTGTTGTTGCGATATTTAGTTCCATCAGTTGCAACCCAAAACCATTTAATTGTAATTTTTTCTTTTGTTGGTACTAATTTCATTTTTACTCCTTATCGGTTCTCCGTTCGTTCCCCGACAAGTAGAACAATACCCCTTTATGGCAGAGTTTCAAGGCTATTTGTTAAAAAAGTTAATTATTTTTTACCGAACAGGTGTTCGATTTATAGGCAATCAAACTCATCGGAAACCTCAATGTCCACCCCTGGCGTGTCTGAGTATTCCTTGGATGCGGTTATCTTGATTACCTG